TTCGTCCAGACGTTCCCGCCACGGGTGGCACGGAACAGCCAGTCGTCATCACCCATGCCATCCATCTGCGCCTTGATCTGCGGCATGAGGAACCGTGGTATCGCGATGTTGCGGGCCTTGCCGTTCTTCGGGGTGCCGAGCATGCTGCCGCCGTGCCCGTCGTCAGTCCATGTGCGGCCTATCCTGGCGCGCCGCCTGTCCGCGTCCACGTCACCGACCTTGAGGGCAAGCGATTCGCCTATGCGGCATCCCGTATAGGCCTGCCATCTGACCAGCAGACCGTCCACCGGCTTCCCGATCCTCTCCGCCTCGTCCGCGAGCAACTCGACCTCGCGGACCGAGAGGAACACCATGTCATCGTCGGAGACGATCTTCGGCACGGTGACCCTGTCCACAGGATTCTCACCGATCCACCCGTTCGAGACGGCGTAGTCAAAGATGCCCTTGAGAACGACTTTCATGATATTGCGGATGCTTCTCGCGCTCAGCGGCTTCGAATCACGCCCGTCCGGCAACGCGGCCGGATAACCACCGTCCATGAGCTGGCCGACCCACTCCTGCAGCATGTCAGGGCGCAGCTCCCGCAACGTCATGCCACCCCATTTGGGCAGGATGTACAGGCGCAGCTCCCTCGCATACCGGCCTGCGGTGCCGGGTTTCAGATCAACCTTCGACGCGAGCCATTCGCCGGCCACATCATCCAGGACACGAAGCTCCTGACGAGGATCGCGGTAGCGTCCCCGCCGGATGTCGTCCTCCATGGCCGCGGCATATTCCTGCGCTTCGGCGAGCCTGGCGAACTGCTTCACCCTCTGCACACGTCTACCGTCCTTGACGATGGTCCAATGACAACGCCAGCGCATCCCGACTCCATAACGGCTTTTACGCCACTTCTCAGGCACATTGGCCTTCATCGGATCGCGTGAGTTCGCCAAAGAGCGTTTGGCCGCGCGACTCGGCGGATTGCCATCATCGTCATTCTTGAGCCACAGATCATCAATGGTCACTTTCATGGCGCTTCTTCCCACATGTTTTTCACCCCGGCGCTCGCGGTATGCGGGTGGCCGGGGTCATTTTTTATAAGGAATCCGAAGGGGTATAAGGCTCTATAAGCACGTATAAAGGCGTATAACTATTGCATGCACACGCCGGAATCATGAAGCAGCTGCCGGTAGTCCATCAGCACCTGCACCGTCACACCCAATTCGACCGCCATCGGCCACGCCGCGCCCTCATAAATCTCCTCGGCCATGCCGTAATCCACCGGACTGATCAACGCCAGCGCGGTCTCCCTACGGCAACGGCGCTCGCATTTGACCCCGTATTGGCTGCCACAGCCGGGGTCGTGGTGTCTGGCGTGGATGAGTTCGTGGCACAATGTGCAGCGGCGTTGGAATCCGGCCAGCCGTTCGTCGATGATGATGAGGCGGAGCGGATCGTAGTAGATCCCGCACCTGTCTCCGGCCAGCCGGCGTTCCTCCACTCGCACGCCCAGTGTCTTCGACCAGGACGTCAATGTGGCGTCGTTCACCGTCCAGTTCCGTCCAATCCCTTGGCGAACCTGTCGAAATCGCTTTCTCGTGCCGCATCCCACTTGTGGAACTCGTCGAGGGCCTTGCGTCTCATCTGCTCGTGTCCACGGTTGCCTTTGCCTTCCAGCAACGGCATGCCCGACAGGGAGATGTACTGGTCGATCAGCGTGGCGCATTCCTCCATGCTGGTGAGGGTGTGGTTCAGTACTCGTGCCTCCACGAGGTCCAGCAGACCGGTGGTGAGCGTGTTCAACGCCTTCATCTCGCGTTCGTTCAGATAGTTCTTTGCCACGGTCACGTCCGTGGACCGTGGATGTCCTTTCGGAGCGCCCTTCCAAGTAGTCAATCCCATGTTCGGCTTGCCGGCGTCCACACGATCCATGACGATTTCGGCGGCGGTCTGATGGGTGACGGCGTAGTGCATCTTGTTCTGGCAGCTGGCGAAGAAGTCCCTAGCCGTCTGCGAGTTCGGGTCATAGTCGTAGCTGACCTCGCTGAACAGGTCGGTGACCTTCTGCCAGAACCGACGCTCGCTGGTGCGGATGTCGCGGATGCGGTCGAGCAGTTCCTCGAAATAGTCGTCTCCGAACGGTCTGCCGTTCTTGAGCATGTCGTCGTTGAGGGCGAATCCCTTGACGATGTATTCGCGTAGGATGCCGGTGGCCCATTGGCGGAATTGTGTGGCCTGTCTGCTGTTGACGCGGTATCCGACGGCGATGATTGCGTCGAGATTGTAGAAAGAGATTTCTCTTGATACCTGGCGAGAACCTTCTTGTCGAACTATTCGAGATTTCCGAATGGTTGACGTCTCTGTCAGTTCGCCGGATGAGAAGATGTTTTTCAAATGCTCGTTGATGGTCGGCACGGTAACATTGAACAATTCTGCCATTTTCTGCTGTGTGAGCCAGAACGTCTCCCGCCAGTACGTGACTTCGACTGGTACGTTGCGCCCGTCCTCTTGGTAGAGGATTATCCGGCCTTCCTGTGGTTCGTCCGCCATGCTTGTCTCCTTCCGATTCCACAACCATCTTGTTGACGTCAACAAAATGGTCTGTTGTTGATGTTTCCAACGGTTTTGAACTATTCGGTTATTTCTAATAGTTCAATCCGCGTATGACGCGCGCAGACCCAGTTCCTTGGAGCTCCCGCCTTGAGCGGCTTGCTGAGCCTATCGCTCACTGCTTGGCGGTCTTCACCACTGTGGTGGTGCCCATCGCGGTGGTCTCCCAGCTGACGCCGTCCGCCTTGGTGTAGGTGAAGTCCTTGGTGGCGTCCTGCGAGCCGAGCAGGGACGCCTGCATCGCCGCGGTGTCTCCCTGGCTCGTCCACTTCCAGTCGCCGGCCTTGTCCGGCGCATTGTAGGAGCCCTTCCAATACAGGCTCTTCGTATCGCCGTTGTCGCTGACCCACTGGACGGTGATAGTGTCGGCCGTGATCTCGGCCTCCATCCAGGAATCCGTGCTGCCGGAGTTGGTCTGCTTCCACGTGCCGGTCAGATCCGCAGGCTGTTCTACCGGCTTCTTCTCTGCCGGCTTCTTCGTCGTCTGCGATTGGCTCGTGCTGCCGGCGTCGGCGGTTTTGGCGTCACTGGCGTTGCCGCATGCGCCAAGCCCGAGAATGAGCAGACCGGCGACGGCCGTTGCGATTGTCTTCCTGTACATGGTTTCCTTCTTTCCTTGGTTGATTTGCATTAAAAATTCAATCTCTTGGCGTTTCGGCTTCGAGTGCCTTGTTCGGATCGTCGTTGGCAGCCACGCCGAAATCCTCCGGACGGGAAGCGATACGGTCAACCAGCTCATCCGTGACCCGAAACTCGCGCTCGCGGGCCTTTGCGCGGTTAGCACGGTCGACAAATTTTTCAGCCTCTTCAATGAGTTCATGTGGATTGATTCCGAAGACTTCTGAAAGTTGAGCGATTTGCGTCACCTTTATGTCGCGCTCATTTTTCAGCATTCTGATTAGAGTGCGCTCCGGCACGCCAGATTTCTCCGAAAGATCTTTAATGGTTAATCCTGCTGCAGATCGTTCTGCGGCAATTGCCTTTGCAGTCGCTTCATTAATGTCCATATGGACAGTATAGCGACTGAAATTCTGCTATCAACTGCCCATTTGGGCGTGTTGTACTTGCATACTGCCCAAATGGGCACTACTATGCAAAGCATGGACAGCATGAAGTACTCAGCAACAGTCGCAAGACGAGTTGGCAAAGCTCTTTCCCGCGCAAAATTCAGCATTTCCGAAGCATCGGAGAAATCAGGAATTCCACGAGTCACATTGACAAGGAGGCTCAAGTATCCAGCGTCATCGCCATTCACAGTTCGTGAATTGCATCAAATTTCAGAAGTCGTTGGATGTGACGTCAGCGACTTCTTTGTCAAAGAAAAAAAGAGTGAATTTGTTAAGCGCTCGCCGACGGAAGCGATCGAAGAACAGAATCAGGCGCTCGCCGATGCGCTGGAAAACGCGACAGCCAACAATGCCAACAGCAAGGAGGAGAACTGAAATGAACACGTCGTTCGATATCACCGACATCGACTGCGCGCCCAAAGAACTCGAGGACGCTCTTGGCGTGAGCGGGAGAACGCTCTTCGATCCCAGTGAGCATCCGATCCATGTGGACATATGGGACGGCAAGGCATACGTGACCTTGTCTGAAATGATCGAGCTCGAAGGCGACGCACTGTGCCACTTCCTGGCTATCGTCTTTCCGGCATCGCCATCGGCAGGTCCATACGTTCCGTCGCCTGCGGGGAATCGAGCCAACTGATGATGACATTATCCGCTCGCCCAAGAACGGCGGCGACGAACTCGAACTTGCGCGACGACCCCTTTGCCATGTCGCCCAACACAACCGGTTCGCACCCATCGGTCTCCAAGCGTACGTCATACGCGTCGAACGTGTTGCGGTTCCTGATCACGAACATGACGTTGTTCGGGCTCGGACTTGGATGCTCGATGACCCAGTCCGGAACGGACACCTTGCGTTCCAATAGATTGACCTGCCTATGCAGCGAATCCGAAGAGTCCCGCATGGCGTCCAGTTGCTCCGAGAACAGCGAGAGACGTCTTTCGAACCTTTCCGTATCGGTCCTCCCACTATTCGCGGCCCTTCTCCCGGTGATGACCCAACCGGCGACGGATACGCCGATAGTCACCACCCATCCAGCGATGGTCACCCATAACCCATTCATCGATTCTTCTCCTAACTGTTCGGCCCGCACGTCGCAAATGCGGGATGACACCGATTTTAGGAGAGGGCCGGGCGGTTCTCCTAACGCCGCCCGGCATCACACACGCAAAGGAGGCGCGTGATGGATGACAAAGAGGTGTTCGCCGCATTGGCGGCGGCGTTGAAGCCGATGAACACGACGAAGGACATCGCGGACAACTGCGGCATCAAGGAAGGCACCCTGGCGTACTGGCGTAGCGCGGGCATCGGCCCGAAGTTCGTGAAGGTGGGACGAATCGTCATGTATCCGAAGGAGCAGATGATCGCCTATTTCGCGCAACACCTGTACCAGTGCACGGCCGAATACGAGGAAGAGGTGGGTGCGCGATGACCGACAACGACTGGCGTACCGATACCCCGTGGCCTGATCCATGGGAAGAAAAGGAGGACAAATGAGCGACATCCGCAAAGCCTGCGTCGAAGCGATATTCAGGGGATTTGAGGACGAGGGCGACGCCATCCGTCCGGCCTATGCCGGCGGGCGGGACGACATCGAAGCAAGGCGTTCGCTCGGTCACATCGTCGGATACATCGACCTCGACGTGGCCGGCCTCGTGGACATCGTCATCGACACCATCAACAAGGAGCTGTGATGGAATCAATGCCTCTGGCTGTTGGTCAGGCACTGCTCGACTTCGTCGTTGCGACTGGCGCCGTGCTCCGTAGTGTAAGCGACGTGGACCGTCACACGACAGGATCCACGTCCGAAGTAGGTGAAGCCGGGTTGGGCGTTCAGACGGTCGATGCCGGCCTGGTCTTCGAATATCTGCTTGGAGAAGAACTCGCTTTCGAGCGCGATCTCTCCGAACGGCGCAACCTCGTCGACGTGCCGTTGCGCAACGGTCTGGTCTTTGAAACGGACGAACACGGACACGTCTCGTGCTATGTCGGGGCAATCGTTGACAAGGAAGACGGTCGAGGTTTCTCCATCGTATTCGACCCGCCACTTGTGGACCGTCTGGTCGGCGGTGACGGACAACGCCCGCTGGCTGATCGAGTTCGCGTCTGCAGCTATCTCGTTCGCCTTTCCTGCAAGGCGGTTGGCCTGCTCGGCGGCATGCTTCGATTCGACGGCGATCCGGTTGGCTTCCTCAGCCGAGCCGTTCGCCTGCTCCGAGAGCTTGTTGCCATGGCGCGCCTGGAACAAGGCGACACATCCGGAGACACCGCCAACCAATCCCGTGATGGCGCCAACGACGCCGGTGACCGCATTGATGTCCATTCCATCGATTCTACGGCCGGAGGCGAACGATGAAGGTTCTTGCCCTCGTCATCCTGCACCAGCTGCTGTTCGCGGTGTGGCTGCTGGCCATGTGGGTGCTGTACTGCACGCCGGCCTGCACGCACCCGATCGAACACCTCATCGCCGTGCCGTTCGCGGTGCTCATCCCCGCGGCCGTCATCATGCGCCGCCTGTGCTCGGACCCACGCTTCATCCGATGGGTGGACGAACTCGAGCGATGAAAGACCTGGGCGGCTCCTCACACATTGCGGCATGGACGTGGTTCGTCATGCGCGGCCATGCCTGAACCGCCCGCGCGTCAAGGAAAAGACGTTAAAACCAGCCGGACGGGTCATCTTCTCTCTTCTCCTCCCGCCCGGCCCTCGCCGGGGCCCGCGAACGGATGCGGGCGCCATGGATCGGCGTGTTCAGGTCACGCCGGCGGATGGATGCGCGGTTCGAATCCGCGCCCCGGCACGACATCAATCCAAAGGAGGCAAACGTTGCCAAGCAAAACACCAAGCAGGCCAGAAGGCGAGAAGTGGTTCGAATGGCCGCTCACACCCGCCAGCGTCGGCATGACGGCCGCCGAACTGATCGGCGAACTGTACGAGACCATCAGCACGCTCAACCACGACCGTGGCTGGAACCTCACCATGGTCGCGCCGGCGCGCTTCGGCGAGATCGTCATCGACCGCGAGGCCGGATGCCTCCGCGCGAAATGCGCGTGGAAGGCCAAGGACCCCAGCCAGCTCGGCCCGGAACCCGCCGGATACGTGAAGGGAGCCTGACATGGCCATCGGAGAGACCGTCATCACCATCGTCGGCAACCTCACCGCAGATCCGGAACTGAGGACCACCGGCCAGGGCGCGCAGGTCGCCAGCTTCACCATCGCCAACACGCCACGCCAGTACAACCGGCAGACCGGACAGTACGAGGACGGAGACGCGCTCTTCCTCCGCTGTTCGGCATGGAACGACCTCGCCCAGCATTGCGTGCGGTCATTGGCCAAGGGCATGCGGGTCATCGCCCAAGGCAGGCTCAAGCAGCACTCGTATCAGGCGCAGGACGGCACCAATCGGACCGTCGTGGAGCTGACGGTCGACGAAATCGGGCCATCGCTGCGGTACGCGACGGCGCAGGTCGCCCGCATCAGCCGCCAGGGCGGTCCCGTCTACGGCAACCCCGCATCGCCGCAGCCGACCGTCAACACCGGCGCCGGTGGCTGGAGCCAACGGCCGCAACAGTCGGCGCAGACACAGCAACCCGCCCAGCCGCCGGCCGATGATCCGTGGGGCGCGCCGGCGTCCGACCAATCGTCATTTGGGGACTTCGGCAAACCGGATCAGGAACCGGAATTCTAAAGGAGGAAGCAATGAAAGCCAGCGAACAACAGGCGCTCATCCCGCAGGAAGCCACGCCAGACACGCTCATCGACCTCATCGGCAAGACCCAGCAGGTCACCAAAGCCGCGGCCGTCGTGCTCAAGGCATGCCGCACCGTCATGGACACCAAAAACAAGCAGGAGCACATCGACAAGTGGGGCGGCATCCACGCCATCACCGAAGCCGTGTACGACTGCGCGGACCTCGCTCAGCGCATCCTCGACGCCGGCCTGGCCATGGAGAACATGTGCGCGAAGCCGGCCACGTCACGGCAGATGATCCTCATCGACGACCTGCGCCGCAGTCTCGGCATGGACGATGGCGACGTGGAGGCGACCGTCGATCCGGACACCGGCGAGATCGACTGAACCACAGGAAGGAGAAGAAGAGATGTGGTTCATCATCGACGACCAGATGGCCGACGACAGGCGCATCCGCCGCCTGCCGCTCGCCACCGTGGGCCTGTGGGTCAAACTCTGCGTCATCCACTCCAAAGGCGTTTCGATGCAGGCCAAGGACCCGGCCGCGTATCCAGGCCACTTCGACAAGCTCGATCTCAAGGACGCCGGCGGCACCATGAAACAGCTGCAGCAGCTCATCGACTCCGGGCTTATGGAGGAGCACGACGGCGGATGGCGTCCGGTCTACGCGGAAGGCATCTGCAGGGAGCCGCGAGTGTTGACCGAAGAGCAACGCGAGGCGCGCAGAAAGGCCGGAAGCAAGGGAGGACGCCGCAAGGCGGCCAACCAGAAAGCCAAGCAAACGTCTGGCGACTTGCCAGAAAACAGCCAAGCAAACGGAGAGCAAAACAGTAGCGAGACAGGTAGCAAACCGTCTAGCAAGTTGCTAGAGGACAGCCAAGCAAAAACATGGCATAAAACCGATACCGATACCGATACCGATATACCCTCTCCGACCCCTCCCGCTGGCACCGCGAAGCAAACCGCCAGCGAAGCGCCGGACGCCTTCGCCGCCATCGCCGAAACCTACCCCGGCACCATCGGCGCGAAAGGCCGCAAGGCCGAACGCGAAGCGCGGGACCTCGTCGAGACGATCACCGAGAACCCGGTCCAGCTCGCCCGACTCCAATCCGCCGTCCGACGCTACCGGCGAGCCGTCAACGACGGCCACGTGCCACAACGGCAGGTCCCACGACTCGCCACATGGCTCCGCGACCAATGGGAGACATGGGCGCCGGAACCCATCACACCCACGCGCCAGCACAAGCACACCTGGAACTGCGAACACGTCCACCAGCTCATGGATCCACATGAGGACGAATACGACCACAGCGGCAGCCTCAGGGAAGGCAACCCTTCCAAGTGGTATCTCGCGTGCCAGGCATGCGCAGATGAACTCAACCAAGAAACCAGCAAGGAGAAGCAATGAGCAACTACCAAAGCAACGAAATCAAGCTCATCAACACCAGCCTCATCGACCCCCACCCGGACAATCCACGAAAGCAGATCGGCGACGTGACCGACCTCGCGGCCAGCATCAAAGCCAACGGCCTGCTCTCGCCGCTCTCCGTCGTACCCAACGGCGAGCGCTATCGTGTCATCGCCGGCCATCGTCGTCTCGCCGCATGCAAGCAGGCCGGTACCGGAGCCGTGCCGTGTTTCGTGTTTGACTTAGACCCGTTGCAGCAGTTGGAGGCCATGGTCACCGAAAACTGCCAGCGCGAACAGCTCACCGTCCTCGAGGAGGCCGACGCCATCCAGGGCATGCTCGACCTCGGAGCCACCACCGCCGCCGTCGCGCACAGGCTCGGCCGAAGCGCCGACTATGTGCGTGACAGAGCGAAAGCGGCGAGCATCAAGGCGGACGTCAGGAAGACACGTGACGACTTCGACCAGCTCACCATCGGCCAACTCATGGCCATCGCACGATACGACGGCCAGCCGGACCGTCAGGAACGCCTCGCGCACGCCGCGGGGACCTCGAACTTCGACTACATCCTCCACAACATCGAAGTGGAAGATCGCCGGAGCCAGTGGTTCGCCGATGTCTCCGCGCTCCTCGCCACCGGCACCACCGGTCTCAACGTCATCGAGGATCCCGGAGAGACCTTCTCGGATTCCGAATGGCATTACTCCGGCGCCATCTTCCCCGCCGCGGGCACTCCGGAAGAAACCATCGAAGAGCTCCGCAAGCAGAATCCAGACGCGGTCTCCGTCCATGAAGCGACGCAGACGATATACCTCTGGGATCGTCGTGATGCGGCCGCCGAAGCCGAAAAGGAAGCCCAGCGAGCCGCCGAACAGGCCGAACGCGACGCCCGACAGCACGTGCTCGAGGAATACGCCGCCACGACGGCTGACAAGCGCATGGCATGGCTCCACGGCCATCTCCATGCCATCAAGCGCGCCAAGCTCATCGAGACCACGGCAAGGCTCGGACTCCTGCAGACAATTGACCCGGACCCGACCGGCTTCACCAAAGACCTACACACCTGGAACGACGCCGCATGCGCCCGGGAACAGTTCGCCGCCATCGCCGGCATCAAACCGGAACAGGCGCTCGCGGAACTCCACACGCACCTCGACTCACCGGACTGGCCGACATACGCGGTCATGATCCTCACCGCCAGAATCGAATGGTTCATCAGCCCAAATGACTGGGACTGGAGTGGCGACGACAACGTCAGCCGCCGCATCCCCGGCTATTACCTGATCCTCCAAGACCTCGGCTATGAGCCATCCGACGACGAGACCGAACACCTCGACCAGCTTGTTGCCGCCATCACGGAAGAAGACGAGGAGGAAGACGAATGACCAAGGAACAGATCAACAGACTCGCCCAACTCATCACCGACACCGCGGAAACCGCGGCGAACATCGAACTCCAGGCGCTCGCCGGCGGCAAGGCCGATAACGGCATCGCCGCGATGGCCTCCGGACTAAGAACGAACTGCACTTCATGTCTGGTGCTGGTCAACGGCCTGATGCAGGAAGGAGCGCGTTGTGAGTGAGTTCGAGGACTCGAAGCGCATCGCTTTGGAACGCCAGGGCTGGCATTGCCTGCGCTGCGGGGCGAACATCCACGATCCGTCACGATGGCCCGGACGAAGCGGCCATCACCGTCAACTGCGTCGCGCGGCGAATCCGGATGTGCGGCATAGTCCCGTCAACATCATCGAGCTGTGCGGCTCGGGGACGACCGGCTGCCATGGGTGGGTCCACCAGCATGTGGCTGAGGCCGAACGGCTTGGACTGATCGTCCCGCTCGGCATAGATCCTCTCTCCACCCCAGTGCGCGACTGGCAGGGGAGATGGCTCTGGCTCAACCAGGACGGCACGGCCACGCCATTGACCATGCGCGAAACATTGACAATTCAAACGGAAGGAATGACAAATGCACGAGAATAACGGCAAACCGGAGGCGCTGCTGTGGATCGACTTTGAGACCACAGGCGTGGACAGGCGCAAAAGCCTGCCATTGGAGATCGGCATGGAATGCACCGACATGCTGGGCGAACAAAAGTTCGGATCATTGTCCCGCATCATCCGCCCGGACAGACTCGACCTCCTGTCCATGAGCCCCGTCGCCTTCTCCATGCACACCGACAACGGCCTGCTGTTCGAACTCATGGGAGGCTCCGTGCGCAATGACAGCATGGTCGTCGTGACCAACGCCGTGGAGGAATTCCTCGACTCGCTCTCCCAGCGCTTCTCCCTCGTCCCCGCGGGGACCAACGTGGACTTCGACCTTGACTTCCTCCGCCGCCTCAACCTCAACCCCGACGCGTGGCTCACCTACCGCAAATACGACATGGCCACCATCCGCCGACTCGTCACCGTGCTCGGCGCCCCGGATCCATACCAGGGCGACAGCGGCCCGCACCGGGTGAAATCCTGCATCGCACGCGACATCAAAGACTACAAGGCCATGCTCGAGACACTCGCCGTCAAGACGGGAGACCACAAGTGAGAAAGACCATCAGCCACCTCGCCGACCGGCTCGGAGACGCCATGGCCACGCTGTTCACCCTCCTCGCGCTGCTGCTCATCCCGCACGCCGTCATCAGGGCGATCATCGGACAGGCGCTCCACCAGTGGACACCAATCACGTGGCTCGCCATCCACACCGCACTGACCATCGCGGCGCTCGCCACCAGCCTCGCCAGCTACGCGATCGCCGCACTGCTCGCACCGCCAAGACCGGAGACCTACCAATGACCGAAGACCAGCAAGACCAGCTCGTCATCAGCCTCGACACGCAATACGCCGTCGCGCACGCCATCTACAACCGATTCCACGCCAACGGCCACCGCAAACACCTCACGTGGGAAAACCTCGACGACGACGGCCGCGAACCATGGCGCCTGATAGCCAAGGACGCGATCACCGAGATGCTGGCCAGCCCGGAGATCGGAGGAACGGCATGAGCCACACCGCGATAATCCTCCTGGCGCTCGCCTTCCTGATCGGCTGGATGGGTGGCCGGGAATGAGCATCATCGTCCCATTGCACAAGTGGCGGTCGGCCGACCCGGCCATCCTGATCGGCCGCCGCTGCATCGCCCGCACGAACGACGACGTCGTCATCGACGGCCGGCTCGAACTCATCCGCTGGCCGGACGGCACCGCCACCCTCCGCTTCCAAGGCATCGGAAACGACGTCATCGACCACGATCCGAACACATGTTCCAACAGCATGGGCGACGGCATACGAAGCCTCGCCATCTACGGAAAGGAATGAAATGCACACCGTCAGAATCGCCACCAACCCACGCAAATGGCGCAGACCCGCACCCTGCCCGGCATGCCGCCAGTCCCGGCCGCTCATCCTGACCCTCGGCGCCATCTACAAACTCCGCACACGCAAACCGGTCAACACTATCTACGGCTGCATCTGCCCCAACTGCCGGCACAAATGCATCCTCCACGTCGACGGCAGAAGCCTCAACAAAGCCATCCGCCTCTGGAACCACCACGCCAGCCGCCATCAAAGGAACGAACAATGAGAAACACCATCTGCGCCGCCCTCACCACCATCACCCTCGCCCTCTGCACGGCGCTCGCCGGATGCGGCGGCATGGCCAAAGCATCCACGCCGGCGCATGCGGTCAAACCCATCGACTCGCAATGCACCGACGGAGGCGCCACCCACGGCTTCTACGAATGCGTCATCACATTGCAGGACACGCGAAAAGTGGACTGCGTCGTCTACGCATGGGAAAAGCAAGGCGGCCTGTCCTGCGATTGGAGCCATGTGAGCGGAGCGGACAAGGAGCCGGACCGATGAGCTACCAGGAAATCTATGAGCGGTACGTCATCTGCGACGAGTGCCACACAAGCCTTTTCGTCGATGACGCGACCTACGAGGACGCCGACAACGAGGCCGCCGACCACGGCTGGCAATGTGACGAGCTCCAAGGCAGACACTACTGCCCGCTCCACTGGCACGTCAAATGCCATGACTGCGACATCACCGACAGTGGAGCACCTGACGAACTGGAAGCCGATGGGTGGCACATCGACCGCGACTATCCATGCGACAGCCTCTGCCCGAACCACCGCCATCTCGCATGCCGCGAATGCCGCAAGCGCGAGGTCGGACCGCTGCACCGGCTCGAATACGAGGGATGGCAGATCAACTCCACCGACCACAGTGACAGCCTCTGTCCCGAATGCGCCAAAACCAAGAAGGAACCAAAATGAGAAACAGCGACGCAAACATCGCCATCGACGCGCTCAACAAACTCATCGCCCAGGAACTCGAAGCCGCGAGCGCGGGGATGCGTTTTGGCAATCGACCCCTCGAGGAAAGTGCGTCGATTCGATACCACGCCTACATCAATGCCAGGGACAAGATTCGGGAGGCGCTCGCCGATGCCGTGGAGGAGCGGGATGCTCGGAACCCGTTCCAGTGTCAGCGTGATGAGTTGGTCACGCAGGATATGCACACGTGCGATTTGTGTGGCAGGCGGGTGTCCAGTCCGGTCTATGCCGTGCATCTTGCCTATATGGATCAGGCGAAGACCGCTTCGGAGGTGTGTGCCGACTGCATGTGGCGGATGAAGTTCCAGCCGGTGAGGGCCATTTCGTTGGACATGTACCGGCTGTTCGAAAGGTGGCTGGACGAGCAGAAGGAGACGGAGCAGTGAGTTGGAAATTTAAGGTAGTGCCGCTCACATACACGACCGACAGGGACGCATGGACGCTCACGCTGAACAACGCCGGAACGCTCGAAAGCCTGCTTTCCGAGGGGTGGAGTGTGGTGCGGACCGACGTGCTGCCTGGACTCAATGGGAAAGGCGAGTACAAGGTACCGCCGAACACATGCTTCGAACCGTCACTGCCGCCGACGCTCGTCTACATCCTCGGTAAGGAGGCGGAATGATGCACGGCATCAGTCGTAACAAACGGCGCTCGCCGCATGCATGCCGTAGCGCGGTCGGGATATTCATCTGCGCGAGCAACGGCATAGGTCCGGCGCAATACGAGGACAGCCTGCGCAGGATAGAGCATTGCGTCATCTGCGGCAGGTGGTGGAAGCTATACGCCGCGTCCTCACATCTGACCATCTGGACCGAACTGCCCGAATGGGTGGTGTGGCTGCTGCGACACAAGACCTGGAAGACCATGCACAATCAAAAGAGGAAGGAAACGAAATGAGTGAGGAAACACTAGACCCGCCACTGCCGCCGATCGACGCGCGCACCGAAGCCGTAGCCGAACGTCTGTTCGGGCTCAAATGGGCGCTCCGCAAGGACTCCACCGAAATCATCCATGAGGAATGGCGGACCGCATCCAAATGGATCCGCGACGGATACCTGCGCCAAGCCATCGAAGTGCTCGCCGCCGCCGACCAAGCGCAACCCGCGAGCGCCGACGGATCCGATTATGAGGGGCGGATGCGCGTCGAATACCGTGAGTTGGCCGCTCGTGCCGGCAGGCTCAGGGACATGCTGCAAAGGTATGCGGATGGCACGCTCGACTTCGAGCCCACCTGCCCGATCACTCTGTTAAGCAGGCAGCTTGATGTCATGGACGCATACGCCAATCTGCTCCGCCATAGAGCCAAGATCGAACACGTCAACCTCGAAAAACAGGACTCCGCCACCGAATAAACAAAGAACCCGACCTTCCGGCCAGGCTCTGGCATTACCACAAACCAGACTACCACGCCGGAGGGAATCGAACAAATGTACGAACCAACCAACGAATCCCAACCAACCACCACCAACACCACAACAAACACCAGCCAAACAACACCAGCGCTCGCCGGTGTGTGCCTCGTCTGCGGCGGAGGATGCGCTGTCGGCGACACCATGTGCGCGAGATGCGATGGGCTGATGCGTGGCTGGCTGCGGGAATATCCATCATGGTTGGATTCGCTACATGAGTTCCTGGACTCGACCGCGCATTACGGAGGCCGCCAGCCTGGACGCGTCAACCTTCCAGCCGCGCCGACGCCAATCCGATTGCCGGTGCTCGACCACATGCAGGACATCGAGGATGCCGCGATCGCACTCTGGCGCCGGTTGTATGCTCCGCCTGCCATGCCTTGGGCTACCTGTGGCGTGCATCCGCCGCTGGTGGACATGCTGCGTGTCTGCGCCGGCAGTCCTCGACTGCGCCGCATGCCTGATATCGCCGACTTCTACCATGAGTGGGAGTCGATGGTTCGAAAGACGCTGGACATCATCGACGTGCCGCCTGCGAAACATGGCATCGGAAGATGCCCGAACCCGCTGTGCGGAGTCGAATTGACAGCGGCGGTCGGCGCGGTAAGCGTTGCATGTCCCGTGTGTGGCAACACTTACCTTGTGGCGGATGTGCGGTTGGGGTTTCTGAGGGAATGCGTTCGGTCGGGACGCGCGTTCACGGCGGGGGAGTGCGCGGAGCTGCTGCGCGAATGCGGATTCCAGTGCAATGCGAACACGATTCGCTCATGGCGCAAGCGCGGCAGGCTCCAGCCGGTTGGTGAAAACGTGAAGGGGCAGCCGTTGTACAGGCTTTCCGATGTGCATGGACAGGTCGTGCGACGCGACTCGATTTGACAAAATCGAAAGTGCAACGCACAATTGTCAGTGGATTAGAGGGTTCAAACCGAAGACATGCGGTTTGAACCCTTTTCATATCCACCTTGGATTCTCCTAACTCCTTGGGTTGCGTAACACCGTCCTGTCCGAACGGCATATCGGACACGCTCCGCCCACTCCCGTCAGAGTGGACATACCCCAATGTGGCAGGCAAGCCAATCCCGTGCTTCCGTGATGCGGTGATGCTCAAATCCGCCTGCCGGTATGCCTTCGTAGGAATCAGTGGTAGATCGTACCGGCCGCGAGTCTTTATTGGATTCTCTTCCTTGTGGCCGCGTGTGGACGCGGGTTCGAATCCCGCCGAAGGCCCCCATGAAACAAACCCGGGGTAGGGGTATTCGCAGATGATGGGGAGCCCCTACAAGACACGGGAGTGTCCATATACGGGAGCCCCTATACCGGCATTCCAGCAAGCCAACGGCGAAGATAATCATTGATGCATCCATGACACCCCGGGGCTCATACATGTGGGGAGGCCACATGAGCAAGCGGCGTAACGAGCGTGTCAGCAACGGCTGGCGGCGCAGACAGCTCAGGGCAAGAGTGCTGGCCGCATACGACGTGTGTGCCATCTGTGGCAAGCCAGTCGACAAGACATTGAAGACACCACATCCGATGAGCGCCGAAGTCGACGAGCTCGTACCGGTCTCACGTGGCGGTGATCCATACAGCTTCACTAACTGCAGGCTCACGCACCGCAGATGCAACAGGTTCAAGAGCGACAAGACAGACGAACACGCACGAGCGCTGCTGGCTGGCAGACAGGAAGTGAAAGCAAGCTCGATGCCGTTCAAAACGTTCGGCATCTGACTCCGATACCAGGGCGGGGACCCCGGGTATGCCCCCTCCCGGTCGCCTCGGGTGCAGTGCCGATATTTCTCTTGAAATTTAAGCGTAACGAATTGTGTTACGCATACGTTGAATGAAAGGCGGAATATGGCCTTTTTCAAAGCGTCAGCATCTGACATAGAACGATTTAATAAATACTTCAAAAGCACTGACCCTAGTAAATGTTGGGAATGGAACGGTGCTCATCACCCAAAGGGATATGGCACATTCCGTCTGGCAAAGACGTCCGTTCCGGCACATCGCTTCGCATATGCATTGACTCATAACATGTTTATCCCAGATGGGATGGTGATTGATCATATCTGTCACAACCGTTCATGCGTTAATCCAGACCATTTGAGAACAGTAACGGTTCAGGAGAATTCCGAATATCGTGTTTCCTGTAATAAGAACAGCAAATCCGGAATCCGCGGTGTTTACTGGCGTAACGACCGAAAAGCATGGCAAGTTGAGGTTATCAAGAACAGGAAGGCATACAAGAGAGGTCCATTCAAGACGCTTGCACAGGCGGAAGCTGCTGCAACAAGATTGCGCGAAGAACTCGGGTTCCTCACTGGTTTTGGAATGAAGGAAACGCAATGATTTGCGAAGTATGCGGTAAGCAATTTAGGCCAAGTGGTAAGGGCAGCCAACAGAAATATTGCTCCGCGAAATGCAGGCAGAAAGACTATCGGCGTCGGAAAAAGAATCGGCCCGCACAGGACCGGAACGGTAAGCCGCCCGTCAAAGCCGTGGAAACGAAACAGAAGCCGGAAAGGGATCTCGACCAGCGGAGCTTCGAACGGATGATGGACGGCAGCATGCTGGACATACTGCGAGACAACCGTGACCTGCTGCTCAAGGCCATGGCCGATCCCACGACGCCGGCGAACGCGCTGCCCGCGATCAGCCGCCAGCTCATCGACGTATGCGAACGCATCGAATCACTCCAGGTCGGTGGCCTGACCGACCTGCTGGACGATGAGGAAGACGAGGTGACGGACGATGTCGGAGCGTCGATTGTCTGAAATCGCCAAGGTCCTCCGCCAGCCGGAAGGCATCGTCGGCAGCGAGTTCACGCGAATCAACAAAGCCGCGCGCAAGGCCGGCATCCGTTTCGACTTGTGGCAGCAGGGCTTCTTGTGGCTTCTGTTCGCCAAGAACGCGGAAGGCAAGTATGCGTGTGGCGCGGACGGCGCCGTGCTGTCCAGCTGCAGGCAGATCGGCAAGACCTTCACCGTCGGCACCGCGTTGTTCCTCAAGGCGATACTCACACCGAACCTGAAAGCCATCTGGACCGCCCACCATACGCGCACCAGCGACGAGACATTCGCGGACATGTGCGAGATGGAGCATAATCCAGTGCTCGGCCGGTACGTGGAACGCATCCGCAGAGCAAACGGCCAACAGGAGATCACGTTCACGTCCGGCAGCCGCATCATGTTCGGCGCCCGCGAAAACGGCTTCGGCCGAGGATTGCACAGCGTGGACGTGGCTGTGTTCGACGAAGCGCAGATTCTCACAGTGCGCGCGATGGACAACATGATTCCGGTTTTGAACACGAGTCCTAACCCCCTGGTCGTGTATATGGGCAATCCACCCAAGCCGGGAGACCAGTGCGATGCGTTCACGGAGAAACGCATGCATGCGCTGAACCATGACGGAAACCTCCTCTACGTGGAGCTCGCCGCCGACAAGGACGCGGATCCGGACGACCGCGAACAGTGGGCTAAAGCGAATCCCAGCTATCCGAAACGTACAAGCGAACAGGCAATCATGCGCATGCGCAACAACCTGTCGGACGATTCATTCCGTCGTGAGGCGCTTGGCATATGGGACGAGACCGCCACCGCATACGCCATCAGCCCCGACCTGTGGCAGGCCGCGGCCGTCGACGACGTGCCCGAGGGCGGCACGGTGAGCTTCGGCATCGACATGCCTCCGGACAGGAGCGTGCTGACCATCGGAGCGGCGCTACGGTACGCGGACGGTTCGGCCATCGTCCAGATGGCGAACATCAAGGACGCGCGGCAGGCGGGAACCATGTGGGCCGTGGACTGGCTCGCCGAACGCTGGCCGAAGACCGCCAGCGTGGTCATCGACGCGCAGTCGCCCGCCATGAGCCTGCTGCCGGAACTGAAGAAAGCACATGTGAAGGTCACGGTCACGAACATGCAGGAGATGGGCCGAGCATGCGGCCGGTTCCTCGACATGCTCAAAGCCGGAACGCTCAAGCACCCGCGGGACGAATACCAGCCGCAGCTGGCCGCAGCCGTCAAGGGCGCGACCACGCGCCCATTGGGACAGTCCGGCGCGATCGCCTGGAACAAACTCGGCAGTGACATCGACATAACCCCGCTCGTGTCCACCACACTCGCCCTGTACGGGGCGTTCACGACGCTCCGACATCCCGGAAGACGACAGATCATCGGAGGAATCTAAATGAGCGACATCCAGACAACGGCAGCGCCGGACGGGTGGAAACCTACGGGAGGAGCCGGAACGGTGCCGAAACTCGTCGTACCGACGCACATCGACGGACTCTCCGGTGAGGAGAACGCGCTGCTGCGCGAACTCGCCGAGGTGTGGACGCGCCATGCGAGCCGCAACCGAACACTCACCGCTTACTACGAGGCCAAGGAGCCACTGGTTGATTTTGGACTGACTGTGCCGAAGTCCATCAAGGATCATTACACGCCGCTTGGGTGGGCGCGCAAGGCTGTGGATATGCTCGCCGAGCTTTGCGTGTTCGAGGGATTCGTCTCGCCGGGCGTGGACGACCCGTTCGAACTGCAGGACTTCATGAGCCGCATCGGATTCACTAGCGTTCTGCAGCAGGCCATCCAGACTGCGCTCATTCACGGCTGTTCGTTCCTCAGCGTCGTCCGGGACTTCGAAGGAAGACCGCTCATCCGCACGCATACCGCGGAAAGCTCGGCCGCCGTCTGGGATTACCCCAACCGGCGGGTCAGGGCGTGCATGGCCATCACCGACGTCGACGACAACAACGAGGCCACCGGACTCGTGCTCTACATGCCCGACCGCAACATCAGCGTGCAGCGCCGTCTCGGCTACTGGTGGCGCGTGGACGATGAGCAACCCACCATCGACAACGAGTGCAGTGTGTTCCGCCTCGCCTACAAGGCTACCGAGGTCAAACCGTTCGGACGCTCCCGCATCAGCCGGGACGCTATGGCCATCATCGACGGCGCGAACCGCACCATCGTGCGCGCCGAAGCGAATGCCGAATTCTACGCGTTCCCAAAAATCCTGCTGACAGGCACTTCCGAAGAACTCGCCTCGTTGGGCACGGACGACGCGTTAAAGCTTTATATGGGTCGCTACAACATGATCAGCAAGGACATCGACGGGCAGTCCCCGACCGTGACACAACTGGCCGCGTCCAGCATGGACCCGCACTTGACGATGCTGAAAAGCTGGGCCGCCATGTTCGCCAGCGCGATGAACATTCCCGCCAGCTCGCTCGGCATCGTGTCCGACGCGAATCCGACATCCGCCGACGCGACCGAGGCGCAGCGCGAGGACCTGATCATCGAGGCGCGCCATTGCGATCGCGATTTCGGTGAATCGATCCTGCAGGCAGCCCGTCTTGTGGCACGGATGCAGGATCCATCCGTGCCCGACGAGGAGCTGATGAAACTGCAGGTCGACTGGAAGAACCCGAACACGCCGTCGAGCTCCATGAGCGCCGACGCATTCAGCAAGCTCGCTGGAAGCATCGACTCGTTCGCCAACAGCGAGGTCGGCATGACACGCGCCGGATTGAGCCGAAGCGAGATCGTCCGGCTGAAGGCCGACCAGCGCAAGGCCCAGGCCGGTCAGGTACTCGATCAGATTCGAGGCATGCGCCAACAGACGGAGCAGCAGACCGATACGGCGGCGAGGGAAGGCGGTATGAATGAGCCCGAACAGTCTGAACCTGCCGCCGGAACGACGCAGAAGGCTTGAACTCGACCTCAATGATTTGTACGAGGATTACACGGACACCATGAGCCGCCTGCAGAAGGAGGCCGGCAACAGTGTCTCGGGCCTCGTCTGGGACGGTGAAAGCCAGGAGCTCATCAAAGCGGAGATCAACCGGTATGCCGACGCCGCCAGCAGGCTCGCATCCGACTACTACGGCCACGTACGCGACCTGTGGGCGCAGTACGGCGGAATCGATATGCCGGAATACGAGCCGCCTTCCATCACCGCCGACCGCGCGGTCTGGCAGATGGAAGGCGGTTTCAACAACACTGACTTCATGGGATTGCACTACAAGGATGTCATTCCAGATGAAAACGGAGCCGTTCACAACAACGCCGGAAGAACCATCGACGACCTGTGGCCCACGTTCGCTGACGAGGAGCAGGCGCTGGAATACGTGCAGAATCTGATTCAGACCGTCAGGCGGCTGACCATGCAGAGGGCTGTGGCCAACGATCCCACCAAGCCTCGCTGGGCGCGTGTGCCGCGAGGGGCTAAGACATGCGCATTCTGCCTTATGCTCGCCTCGCGTGGCTTCGCCTACCTGAGCGAGGACACCGCCGGACGGCAGATGCAATACCATACGGACTGCGACTGCGACATCGTGCCAAGCTGGGGCAGCAGCAAACTCAAAGGATACGATCCGGACAAGTATCGTGAAATGTACCAGGCAGCCAAGGCTGCGGCCGGCGATGACGGCGACTGGCGTGACACGCTAGCCCAATTGAGACGCATCTATCACGATGAGGTCAATGATGGTGTGACTGCCCAACCGACGATTCGATGGAGCGGCAAATCGATTCCAATCAGCGCTTCCGAACTATCGAGATTGTCGGATTATAGCGTCAGGATGCCTGGAGATAGATTCTCCAACGACGAGAAGATCGCGGCTTTGATGGATTGGACCGGAGACAGCTACAAAAGTATCAACGGCTACCTGTTCGGCGGACGAAACCCGTCGAAAGACGTCATCCATCAGGTCGAATGCATCGACGAAGCGATATCCGACCATATCACCCGAGAACGTTTCACGGTCGACAGGCAGATGCGGTTGTCGACGTTCCACGTCAACGACATGGAGTCGCTTTTCGATTTGAATACCGGTCGCACCTTCGAACACATCGGCTACATGGCCACCAGCATCAAGGAGGGAGGCATTGACGTTGATGGGGAAGACCGCATCGCCACAAGAATCCTGGTACCGCCGGGAAGCGCCGGCGTGTATGTGGAGCCGATCACTCAGCATCCGGGAGAATACGAAATTCTTCTGCCGAGAGGAAGGGCTCTTCGTTTCGAAGGGCTTGGAGCATCCGACGGCAGACCGATCGTTTATCTGAGACTGCTATGATTGAGCCTATGGATCGTTCCGACCGTTTCACGTTTATGCCCGGTGATTTGAAGGAAGTCACCGATGAGCGCCATCTTGCGGAAATCAAACGCAAGTATGGCGATATCTCCATGCCACAGGACGAATATGAATGGGTCAGGAACGAAGGAAAGAAGCGCTGGTCCGTCGGCGACTATGTGTCGACCGACGAGCTGCGGTCCGAATACGCGCGAAGAAAAGCGCTGGGAAATCTCTGAATCCCAGAAAGCCATCACGTCGAAACGTGATGGCTTTTCTTTTACCTTTCACACCCCAGCGATGGGGCGGGGCGCAGCCATGCGCGAAACCAACAAGAATGGCCGTCAACTCGCCGGCGTCAGGCGTGGAAACCAAGAACAAGCAAAGGAGCCACCAACCATGGCAGAAGAAAACCAGACCGGCGCGGACGGCCAACAGGAGCCGGAACAGCACTCTCCGGCCCCAAAGGACGTGAACAACGCGAAGCTGAGGACCTTCACCCAGGAGGAAGTCGACCGCATAATCAACGAGCGTCTCGGCAGGGAACGCGGCAGGAAAAGCGACTACGAGGAGCTCAAGGAGAAGGCCGGACAGACTGCCGACCTCGAATCGAAACTCTCCAAGGCGCTCGAGGAGAACGAGAAGCTCAAAAGCGAAGCCAAACAGGCCGAACACGAGAAGGAGCTCTCCACGATACGCGCCAACGTCGCGGCCAAACACGGCATCACCGACCCGAGCGTCCTCGCGGGCGACGACGAGAAGCAGATTGGCGAATACGCCGAGAAACTCATGAAGGTGTTCGCCGACATGCGTTCCCGCGGCACGGTTGCGGACCAGAGCGCCCGCACCGGACAGGCCAAGGCTAAACATTCCAGCCGCGAGGACTTCGTCAACGCCATGAGCAACACGCTCCTGTGAGCCAACCAGCAAAACAACATTCATTTGAAAGGACAAACCATGACAGATCCGTCCATGACCCGAAAAAGCAACGGTCTAGACCTCACCCCTGAAACCCAGGCGGAGATCTTGCAGACCGCAAAATACAAGAGCGCGTTCATGCAGCTCGTGCCGGAGATGAAACTGCCCGGCAACGGTGCTCGCGTGCCGATCATCATCGGCGACCCGGAGGCCGCATGGGTCAATGAGGGTGCGGAGAAGCCGAAGAGCGGCGTCACCTTCGGCAAGAAGGACATGCTGCCGTACACCATCGCGGTCATCATGCCGTTCTCCAACCAGTTCCGCCGAGACTTCGGCGCTCTCTACGACCAAGTGGTCGCGAAGGGTCCGGGAGCCATCGCCCGCACGTTTGACAAGACCATCATGGGTCTCGTCGACGCTCCGGGTGCGGACTTCGACACCCTGAAGAGCGCGCAGACCGTCAGCATCGGCAAGGACGTGTGGAAGAACCTGAACAAAGCCGACGACCTCGTGTCCGAAGCGGATGGAACCGTGGACGGTTGGGCGTTGAGCACCCAGGGTCGCAGTGTGCTCCGGCAGGCGACCGACAACAACGGACGCCCCCTGTTCCTCAACGGCACCGCCGCCTCCGACGTGAGCACCGTGCTCGGCAACCGCACCTACATCAGCAAGGGCGTTCACGTGCCCGCCGTATCCGAGACACCGGGACCGGCCAAGGCAGAGATCCTCGGCGTGTGCGGCGAATTCTCCTCCGCCGCATGGGGTTCCGTCGAAGGAATGCAGACCAGCATCTCCGACCAGGCGTCCATCACCATCGACGGCAAGCAGGTCAACCTGTGGGAGCACAACATGTTCGCCGTGCGAATCGAAATCGAGGTCGGCTTCCGTATCCGCGACATCAACCGCTTCGTCCTGCTCACCGCCTGACGGAGTCCGACATGACTGTCGAACCAGACGTGTTCGCCACCTCCGTCGACCTCGAACAGAGGTGGCACAAACTCACCGACGAGGAACGTGAGAAGGCCGACACGCATCTCGCGGACGTGACCGACTACATCAAGGAACGCTCCCCGAACTGGCAACGTCTCCAAAAAGAACGGCCACGCCTGCTGACGAAGATCACATGCGACATCGTCCGCAGGATCATGCAGGCCGACCCGTACGACATTCCCGGCGGCATCACGCAGATGAACCAGACCACCGGCAGCTTCAGCGAACAATACAGTTTCGGAGCGCCCACCGGCGATCTCTGGCTGCGCGACGACGAGAAACGCATCCTTGGCATCAACGCTCAGCGCGCGTTCAGCGTCGACATGGCAACGGGGGAGACGTCCTAGTGGAAACCATCGAAGTGTGGCGCGGCCAGTCCACCACCGACACGGACGGCAACCCCATCCAGGGCAAACCCGTCCGCGTCGGCACGTTCCAGGCGATGGTCGCGCCAACCTCTACCACCGACCAGACCGAGGAGAACGCCAGCCCGCAGACCATCGAATACACGATCCACATCCGCGGTAGCCAGCCGACAGGCATCCAAGCCACCGACCTGATCAAAGTCAGAGGCATCCTCCTGCCCGTCAAAGGAAAGCCGCAAGTGTGGAACAACCTCTACGGACGCCACATCGGCGACGTCATCACCGTGGGCGAACGGGAAGGATAACCCATGGCCAAACGATGCAGATTCGTGTTCAACCGAAAGGTATTCAGCCAGCAGGTGCTGAAGAACGAGACCCTGCGGGGCCGCATGCGCGACGCCGCCAACGAGGCCGTCACCGACAGCCGGTGCATGGTTCGCGACCATAACGGCGCGAACCGAAACGGCGTGGCCATCCTCTGCCCCGCACCCGTGGAGAAGGCGCACGGCACATTGGAGGACACGCTCGGAAGGATGCGCGTATGAGCATCCCCATCACCCCACGGCGCACGGAGCCGCTGCTCCTGCCCAGGCTGCGGGAGCTGTTCCCGGACGTGACGTTCGACACGATCGAACGCAACGACCTCGAACCTCCCTTCACCGAAGCCACATTGGCCGACTCCATGCAAGGCATGAGCACTCCCATCTCCCAGGCCGTGCGACTGCGGCTGAGCGTGCGCTGCATGAGAGAGGACCATACGGGCGACTGGGACAAGGCCGCCCGCCTGTGGGCGGCAATCGCGAGGGAGATCATCAGGCTCGGAACCGTCGCGCCGCTCATCAGCGCGTCACTGGAATCCGGGCCGGTACGCATGACCGACGAGGACAAGAGACTGGTGAGCGCGTACGGCGTGCTCCTGCTCGAGGTATCCGTCGCCTGAACTGAAAACACAAGAAAAGACAAGCAAAGACGTGCCGCCACACGCAGAACGGAAGCGAGGTGCAGACAGGAATGTCTGACAGCAACGAAGAACCCATCGCCGTCGAACAGACGGCATCCGAAACCAGCCTGCAGGACGGGCTCGGATCGACCGACTATGGGTACGTGTCCAACGGCAATACCGCCGGCAACGTGCGTCTGATCAAGAACTACGCGCTGTTCCTGTTCCCCAAGGGCGACAGCACTTTCGTCGCGCCGACCGGCGTGAACTGGACGCCGCCGTCCAACAAGAAGCCGATCGGATACAGCACCGAGGACGGCGCCGTCCTGCATCCGGAGCCGGGCGACAGCACCGACTACAAGGCGCACAACGGCGACATCGTCCTGTCCGACACGGACCCGGGCTACTGGACGCTCCAGCTCGCCGCGATGGAAGGCCGCAAGGACGTGGTATCCGCCTACTTCGACGTGGACGTGGAATCCGACGGCGGCATCAGCATCAAGGGCGCCGGCCTGAAGAAGGAATGGACCCTCGTCCTGGTCGCGCTCGACCAGCAGGACCGCCCCTTCCTCCTGTACGGCACCAACGCGAAGGTGTCCGACCGCGACGACGTGAGCCTGAAATCCAGCGAGATCATGAACTTCAGCATGACGTTCAAGATGCTCAAGGGCACTAACGGCGAACAGTTCCACGCATGGGGCCTCGTCACCGAAGACGCCAAGTAGCCCATTGATTCTTCCCGTGCGGCCGATGGCGGTCGGCCGCACGGGACCATTACCCATAACCGCCGATAACCATGAAACGGAGACGAAATGAGCGACAACACCTACCATGTCGTGGACGTGGACCTTACCGACGCGGAGGAGCTCAAGCCCGACGTGCACCTCGAGGTCGCCGGAGCGAAACTCGACCTGCCGAACCTCAACAACGCGGAACTGCCCATCGAACTCGTGCAGGCCATCCTCCTGGTCAAGAGCAGGCCGACGCTCTCCGACGAGGAGACCAGCGCGTGCATGGCCGCGTTCCTCGCATACTTCGAGAACGCGCAGCCGAACTTCTGGACCGCGCTACGTAAGACCAAACGCCCGATGGCCTACCTCATCGCCACGGTGAAGGCGTGGGCCGACGAATCCGGACTGGACCCAAAAGCGTTTACCTCGCCCACCTCTGGAACAACCACCGCGCGGCGCTAGCCTACGACTGGATCCGAGCGTACGGGCAGATCTACAGGCCCGTACGCTTCCGGGAATGGGTTGAAGGCCAACGTCCACGAGTCGATTGGGGACTCGCCTGGGCGTTGACCCGCGAAATCCTCAAAGACCATACGAGCCACTCGTGGATGGCGTTGCAGAACGCCGTCTACGCGCCCGACGGAGCCGAACAGGCGGTCTGGACGCTGTCCGGACAACGCAAACGCCCATGGTTCGACCACGAGCACGACCCGCTCCGCCCGCCAACCCCGACGCACAACCTCACCCGCCGTCAACGCGAGGACAGGGAACGGCTCAAAGCCTACTTCCACATCAACGACGACCTCTGACTCCGACCGCCATCGGAATCCCAACCTACGAATAAGGAAACACGATGGCAGCACAGGACATAGGCGTCGCATACGTCCACGTCGAACCATCCGGCAAAGGATTCGGCAAAAGCATCGAAGGCGACATCGGCGACGCCGTCAACAAAGCCTCCAAGAAAAGCTCCAACACCCTCATCTCGAAAATCGGCGGAGCATTCGGCAAAATCGGCAAGGTCGGCACAGGCGCGATCGTCACCCTCGCCGGCGGCATCACCGCATTGGCCGCCAAAGGCGGCTTCACCCGCGCCCTCAACATCGAGAACGCGCAAGCCAAACTCAAAGGCCTCGGCCACGACAGCGCCAGCGTCACCGAAATCATGAACGACGCGCTCGCCTCCGTCAAAGGCACCGCGTTCGGACTGGGCGACGCCGCGACCGTGGCGGCCAGCCTGTCCGCCTCCGGCATCAAGGAAGGCGACCAGCTCACCAAGGTCCTCAAGACCGTGGCCGACACCGCGCAGATCAGCGGCAGAAGCCTCACCGACATCGGCACGATCTTCGGATCGGTCGCCGCGCGAGGAAAACTCCAGGGCGACGACATGCTCCAGCTCATGTCGAGCGGCATCCCTGTCCTCCAGATGCTCGGCAAGCATCTGAACAAGACCAGCGCCGAAGTGTCCGACATGGTCTCGGACGGCAAGATCGACTTCCAGACCTTCGCTGACGCCATGCAGGAAGGATTGGGCGGCGCCGCCCAGAGCGCCGGCACCACGTTCGCCGGCGCCCTGGCCAACGTGAAGGCCGCGTTGAGCCGACTCGGCGAGACCGCGGCCACGCCGGTCCTCAACGGCCTGCGAGGCCTGTTCAACCAGGCCATACCGCTCATCGACTCGTTCACCGCCGCCGTGAAACCGACGCTGGAGAAAGTCGGCGCCGGATTGCAGAAGGGATTGGAGCAGGCAATCCCCACAGCGCAGGCGAAGCTCGCCTCATTCTCCACGTTCGTCCGGAACCTGCCGGGGATCCAGATGCTCATGGCATCGGTCACGAGCCTCAGGGCGCAGCTGTCAGGCCTGGCTGCCGCGATGGTCTCGCTGACCTCCAAACTGAACCTCGGCGGCGAGGCCTCCTCGAGATTCGGCGGCATCGTCTCCGCGCTCGGGAATCTGCTCGCATCGGCCGCGCAGTCCCTGGCCAACGCCGCGGGATGGGCGAAGACGTTCGTCAACACGTTCATCGAGACAGGTGCTCTCCAGCCCTTCCTGCATGCGCTGGCGAACCTCGCCACCGGACTTGCATCGGTGGCCACGGCGCTCGTCTCGGCCGCATCGCAGGCGCTCGGCTTCGACAACTCCGGGCAGACGGCGGGATTGGCGGCACAGCGGTTCGCGGCGGTCCTCGACACGCTCACCGGCGCGCTCATGACCGTGGGCGGCTGGCTGCAGTCGGTCGGGCAGTGGGCGCAGCAGAACGGCGCGCTGGTGTCCGGCGCGTTGAAGGCCATCACCATCGCATTGCTCGCGGTCAAGGGCTGGGACATCGTATCGGCCGGACTGAAAACGGTTTCCGGCGGACTGAAGGCCATCTCCGCGACCGCCTCCGGTGTGGAGAAGACCGCCACGGCCGCGTTCGATCTGATCGGCAAATTATCCGACGTGGGAAGCGCGGCGGGCGGCCTGAAGCAACTCGCCGGCTCGTTCAATATCGTCAAGGCCGCCCAATCGGCGTGGAGCTCGGTGACCAAGGCTGCTACCGCCGTGCAATTGGCATTCAGCGCTGCCTTGGATGCGAATCCGATCGGCATGCTTGTCGTAGCCATCGGCGCGGTCGTCGCCGCACTGACATGGTTCTTCACCCAAACCGAAACGGGCAAACGACTCTGGAACAGCTTCGCCACATGGTTCATGGGAATCTGGAACCAGATCAGCACCGCATGCCAGCCAATCCTGCAAGCCATCGCCATATTCATCACCCAGACCATGAGCCAAATCCAGCAAATCTGGCAAACCGGATGGACACTCATCACCACCGTCCTCCAAAACGTCTGGAACGCAATCGGCCCCATCATCATGACCGCGCTCACCGCGATCATCACCGGCATCCAAACATTCATCACCACCATCACACCACTCCTGCAAGCCGGAATACAGAACATCCAAACCATCTTCCAAACCGCCGCCACCATCATCAGCACGGTCTGGAACGGACTATGGAACACCATATCCACCGTCGTACAAGGCGCATGGACCATCGTCACCACAGTCATCAGCACCGCACTCGCCGTCATCCAAGGCATCATCCAACTGGCGCTCGCGGTCGTCAACGGGAACTGGAGCGCCGCGTGGTCGGCCATCCAGGGCATCGTGTCGGCAGTGTGGGGCGGCATCCAAGGCGTCGTCTCCGCCGGCATCGGCATGGTCAGCGGAGTGGTATCCGCCGCATGCTCGACCATCCGAAGCGTGTGGGCCGCGTTGTGGAATGGCGTCGGAAGCATTGTGTCGAGCGTCTGGGGCGGCATCGTCGGCACCGTAAGCAACATGGTTGGCCGTGTCGGGAGCGTCGTGAGCGGGATCGGCGGAACCGTCCGGAGCGCGGTGTCCGGCGCGGGAAGCTGGCTCGTCAGCGCGGGACGCAACATCATCCAGGGATTGATCAACGGCATCACAGGAATGGTCGGCTCGTTGTATTCCAGCATCACCAACGCGTTGTCGGGCTTGGTGGACAAGGCCAAGAACGCTTTGGGCATCCATTCCCCGTCGCGTGTGTTCCGCGACGAGGTCGGCGTGATGGTCGGACGTGGCATGGCATTGGGCATCGACGATTCCGCGCATGTGGTCAGCCGTTCCATGGATTCGCTCGTCTCCACGATGAGCCTCTCCGACGCGGACTGGTCGAAGACCGGCAGGCTGAACGTCACGGCCGGCACCGGCGCCAATGCCGGCGACGGCGATCTGCGGGAACTCATCGCGGCCGTCGAATCGTTGCACGACGACCTCGGATCGATCATCGCCAGGTGTACGCCGACGATAGGGGACCGCGACTTCGCAAGGAAGGTGAGAAGTGCAATCGCTTGAATACGCGTGCGCCGCCACAGGTGAGCGAATCGGCTTCGAAGGGCCTCTGTACGGCGAAACGCTCGCCGGACTGCGCGGCCGCGTCTGGGACTACAGCATCGGCGCACGCGGCCTGACCGGCATCACCCGCGGCGCGCGCGAGGAGACCGTCGCCGTGAAGATCCACGACTCGACCGCCACGCTCGACCTGCTGCGCCGCCTCGCCGACGCCGACATGGCCGCCGGCACGCCAGGCACCCTCGTGGCCGACGGCGAATGGGAGACCAGGGCGTGGATCGCGAAGAGCGAACCGCAGTCCATCACGCCCACGATGGTCGAGACGCAGCTGACCATCGTGCTTGCAGACGGCGTGTGGCGGCGCGGGACCACCGAACACCACGACCCGCGAGCCGACAAGACCGGCGGCGACCTCGACTACCCGTACGACTACCCGTACGACTACGCCGGCATGAGCATCCTCGACACCGTGGCCAACGCGACCGGCATGCCGCAGCCGGTGAAGCTCACGATCTTCGGCCCGTGCGTCAACCCGTACATCATCATCGGCACGAACCGGTACGAGGTCGACGCGACCATACCGGTCGGAAGCCGCCTCGAGATTGACGCGGCCTCCGATAGCAGAACCGTCACGATGATCTCGGACACCGGCCTGCGCACCAACCTCTTCGGCAAAGCCGTGCGAGGCACCGGACGCGGATCCGGAACCTACATCTTCGAACCGCTGCCGCCCGGCACAAGCAGCATCAGCTGGGCTGGCGGATTCAAATTCGACCTGACCGCCATCGAAGAGAGGAGCGAACCGCCATGGACCTGATCGTCACCGGCCCGGACGGCACGCCGTCCGGCTCGTACGCCTCATGGACGCTTGACCTGGCATACGGGTCGGGGGAGAACGACTTCGACCTCCGATGCCCGGCACGTCTGCAGCCCGGATGCCGGTGGTGGGTCGACGGGACAGGCTGGGGCGGCATCGTCGACGACGTGCGGACCAGCGTCACCGGAGGCGAGGGCGAGCTGACCTACCACGGGCGCGACTGGCACGGCCTGCTCGCCTCGAAGATCCTCGAACCCGACAAGGGCAGGGACTACCTGACCATGAGCGGCACGATCGGCACGCTCCTGCGCACCGTCATCTCCCGTATCGGACTGCAGGACATCATCACCGTCACGGAAGGCACGTCCAAAACCGCAAACTGGCAGTTCGACCGGTACTGCGACGCGTGGAGCGGCCTGTCCAAGATGCTGCGCGCATCAGGACTGCGGCTGCGCATCACCGCAGCGCAGAACGGCGTGACGGTCGACGCGCCGCCGATCACGGCCGCCGGCGACCTCATCGACTCCGACCTCATCGACTTCGACGCGACCCTCGCCTCGCATCCGGTCAACCACCTGATCTGCCTCGGCAAGGGCGAACTCAAGGACAGGATCGTCGTCCACTGGTACGCCGACCATAAAGGCGCGCTCAGCCACACGCAGACCATCAAAGGCGCGGACGAGCGCGCAAGCGTGTACGAGCTCGCCACCGCCGACGCCGCCGAACTCGAGACCAAAGGCAAGACAAAGCTCCAGGAGCTGCGAGATACAGGCAGCATCGACGTGGACGTTACCGACGGCATCGACCTCGACGTGGGCGACACCGTGACCGGCCGCGACAACACCACCGGCATCAAGGTCACCGCCGAAATCACCAAAAAAATCATCAAAATCGAAGACGGCATCCCGACCGTAACCTACGAGGCGACCACCGCATCCACGGAATCGACCGGCGAGACCGGCGGCGGTGGGTCAAGCTCCGGAGACGGCCACGCCTACTACGCCGGCAGCGGCCTCACCCTCTCCAACTGGACGTTCAGCGCCGATGTGACCGCCGCCGACCTCGAAACGGTCCGCAAAACCGCCACCGAAGCCAACAAGGCCGCAAGCGACGCAGCGGCCGAAATCGGAGGCGCCAGAGACCTCGCCAAACAGGCCGGCGTAAAAGCCGACACGGCCACCACCACGGCGCAGAACGCGTTGGCCGCGGCGCAGGCGCGAGTCTTGGACATCACTGCATTGGCTCCAGTCACAGTGACCCGCACCGACGAGACGGCTGCCATCACCGTCGCACAGGCCACATCATCGGCGGACGGGCTCCTTGCCGCCGCAGACAAGAAGAAGCTCGACGGCATCCAGTCCGGCGCGAACAAGTACACGCTGCCAGTGGCATCCACCGCCACCCTCGGCGGCGTCAAACCCGATGGCACGACCATCACCATCGGCCCGGACGGCACCATCACCGCGCAATCCAGCGCGACAGCGGCATCCTTCCTCGCCGCACACCCAATCGGCTCGCTCTACTGGTGCGTCGCCGGAGACCCCAACGACCAGGGCGGCACATGGAAGGAAATCCACACCATCATCGGCGGACACGTCTGGCAAAGACTCGCCTGAAAGGAACATCATGGCAAAAACCACGAACATCACCAAATACACATGCGACCGCTGCCACGACAGCGCATACCTCACCGACGGAGATCCGCGCACGTCGAGCGACTGGCACCAGATCAAACACACCACCGCGGACGGAGTGACGCAGGAGGCGCTGGCATGCACCTCATGCCAGCAGGAATTCAAGAAACTCGCCGCCACGCAGGACGCGGCCTACACGGCATGGCTTACCGAGGGAAAGGACTGACATGACCACCACGCTCATCACAGGCAAGGGCGGCACACCGCACATCACCAGCGGCGACATGGGCGCCATGCAGGCCGGAATCATCGGCAACGGCAGCTACCTGCTGCAGGGTAGCGACGGCACTTTCCCTACGGTGACCATGCAAGATGCGAATCACGCGCTGATCCCCGTCCTCAACCTCGTGGTCGAAGGACGATACGCGCGCGTCACCGAGGCCGAGACCGCGACCATCGAAAGCGGCGTGAGCGGCCGGAACCGCAACGACCTCGTCTGCCTCAAATACACGCGGAACGGTCAGAACATCGAGACCGCTGCCATCGCCGTGCTCAAAGGCACGCCAAACACCGGAACGGCCGCCGATCCGACCGTCCCGTCGGGCAGCATCCACTCGGCCTCCGGCACGGTGTGGATCCCGATCGCCCGCATCCCGATCAGCGGGATCACGCCAGGCACGCCGGTCATGCTCATCAAACAGCTGCCTCCCATGTCGAAGCTGTGGGATTCCGTAACCC